GACATCAACTCTCTGGTCACCTATACCAGCGAGATCGGCGAGGTGTACCGCTACAACCGTACCATGCGGCTGTGCAACACCATTGCCAACGATCTGTACAAGCAGTTCGCCCAGAGCTATGTGGGCATTGTGGACAACACCGAGGACGGCCGCCGCCAGTACAAGAGCGCCATTGTCAAATATCTGGATCAGATCCAGGCATCCGGCGGCATCCAGAACTTTGACGGCGAGACCGATGTCATTGTGGAAGCTGGCGAGGCAAAGGATGCCGTGCTCATCACTCTGGCCATCGAGGCCGTGGGCAGCACCAACAAGATCTATATCACCTTGGATGTGGCGTAAGGAGGAACAAAGATGAGTTATTTAATGGCTCAGGACACCCAGAACGGTGCGGAGGGCAAGATCACCATCACCCGGAACGGCCGCATCTTCGAAGTATGCGGTATGCGCAACATCAAAACGTTGGCCGGCATCCAGACCGCCGATATGCGCACCATCGGCACCCGGAAGATTCAGCCCAAGGCCAACGGCGTGAAGCAGACCGGCACCGGCAACGTCTATTTCGGCTCCAACGCCTCCAACCTGTTCACCGATATGGTGCTGAACTACATCGAGAACGGCGTGCAGGATATGTTTGACATCACCATCACCAACCAGGACCCCACGTCCAGCGTGGGCGCGCAGGTAATGGGCTACTATGGCTGTGTGCTGACCGGCGATATCCCGCTGTCCATTCTGGACGACGAGGAAGCCATGCTGAACTACGATTTCAATTTCAGCTATACCAGCGTCAAGCGTCTGGAAGCATTCAAAGACCCTGCCAATCTGGGCAGCAACTGATTTTAGGAGGTATTTTTTATGAGCGCACTTTCTGCATTTCTGCATCCCACCGTCACCACCGAGGAAAAAGAAGTCATCATCTCCAAGCGCTTTCTGGGTGAGGACGGTAAACCTGTCCCTTTCCGCATCCGCTCTCTGACGCAGGAAGAGAATTCCGCATGCAACAAAGCTGCCACCCGGAACATCAAAGTGAACGGCGGTTATCAGGAAAAAACCAACCAGAACGAGTACATCAGCCGCATCATCGTGGCCGCAACGCTCGAGCCTGACTTTGCCAGTGCTGAGGTGTGTGAGCATTTCGGCACCAAAGACCCCATTCAGGTCCCCAACAAGATGCTCCTCGCGGGCGAGTTCGCCAAACTCTCCGCCGCCATCCTGGAACTGTCCGGCTTCGAGCAGAACCTCGACGACGAAGCAAAAAACTGATCACCGGAGACCTCTGGGATATCGACGTTCTGGTGGCATACTACTGCTTCGATAACCTCAGCTGGTCCCCGGGCAAGTACGATGCCCTGCCGGCGCGTGAAAAGGCACTGGTGAGGGCTTTCGCTTTGCGCTCCATGGAAAAGCGCAGAGAAGAGACCCAGCGGATGAAGGAGGCGGGACGAAATGGCTAAAATTCAGGAAACGCTTGTCCTTCAGGATCGGTTTTCCTCTTCCTTTGGCGCATACATTCAGGCCGCACAGAGAGCATCAAGCTCTACCACAGCGGCACAAACCGCAGCCCGGAACTATCAGTCTGTTCTGAACAGCGTTTCCCGGCAGCTGATCTCTTCGAATGCAAAGTTTGAATCGTATGTGGCACAGCAGGAAGAAATGGTAGCCGCTGGGCAGCAGAACACGGAAGCGTTCAAAAAGTTGGACACCCAGACCGAGAAATTAGGCGCAACCATCCGAGGGCTGGAAACGCAACAGCAGACCCTGACCCAATCCATGAAAGCAGCTGAAAACGCTGCCAGTGTGGCGGCAACGGCCAAAGATGAGGCGGCAGCAGCTACAAAGCGGCTGCAGGAGCAGGAAAATATGGCGCAAAGCGTCACCAACTCCCTGACATCTTCGGTTCTCCGGCTGGCCGCGTCCTATGTCAGCATTCAAGGCCTGAAAAAGGCCGTTGACCTGTCTGACAGTCTGGTCTCCATGCGTGCCCGGCTTGACCGAATGAACGACGGTCTGCAGACCACGCAGGAGCTGGAAACGATGATCTACCAGTCGGCCCAGCGTTCCAGGGGCAGCTTCACCGATACGATGGGGCTGGTCTCCCAGCTGGGCACAATGGCCGGTGATGCGTTCAGCAGCTCCAAAGAGATCGTGCAGTTCGCAGAGCAACTGAACAAGCAGCTGGCCCTTTCCGGTGCGTCCGGTTCGTCTGCGCAGGCCGCGATCCTTCAGCTGGAACAGGGACTTGCATCTGGCGTGCTGCGCGGCGATGAGCTGAACAGCGTGATGGAGCAGGCTCCTGCCCTCGCAAAGTCCATTGCAGACTATATGAAAGTCAGCGTGGGCGAGCTGCGCGAGATGGGCTCTCAGGGACAGATCACTGCCGACATTGTGAAAAACGCACTGTTTGCGGCGGCCAAGGACACGAACGCGGAGTTTGAAAAGACCCCCATGACCTGGGCGCAGGTCTGGACTGTGGCAAGCAATACCGCCGTCCGGGCGCTTGACCCGCTGCTGACGGCCATCAACTGGGTGGCAAACAATCTGGATGTTGCGATTCCTCTGGTAGTCAGCCTGGGTGCGGCGTTCGGCGTGCTCCTGATTGCCGCCAATTGGACAAACATCCTCGCAACGGCCACAAAAACAGCCGCATCCATGCAGGCGTTCTATAACGCCGTTATGGCGGCAAATCCCATCGCCCTGACTGCTGCGGCAGTTCTGGTGCTGGTGGCTGCTCTGTATGGCGGCGTGGCAGCATTCAACAAGCTAACCGGTTCCAGCATTTCGGCCACGGGAATCATTACCGGAGCTTTTACAACGATGGGGGCATTCATCCTCAACGGTACATTGGTTCCGCTGCACAATGGCTTCGCCGCCTTTGTGAACTTTTTGGGTAATGCGTTTAATGACCCGATCACAGCAATTGATGTTCTCTTTTATGATATGTCCATTACCATCCTGAAGTACGTCCAGAACGTAGCGCAGGGTTTGGAAGGCCTTATCAACATGATTCCGGGCGTGGAAGTAAACATGACATCCGGAATCGATAAGCTCATCGGAAAGCTGGAATATGGCCGGAACTGGACCATCAAACAGAACGGATACAAAGAGTATATCAAGCCGTGGGAGAACTTCGACCTGGGCAAGTCCTATAAAGCCGGTTATAACTGGGGCGCGAACCTCGGAAAATCCGGCCTTATGGGTACCAGCACGGGACAGCTGGAAATTCCGCAGGCGGCAGACGTGAAAGACCTGCTGGGTAATATCGACAAGAACACCGGCAAGATCGCAAAAACCGTTGACCTGTCCGATGAGCAGATCAAGATGTTGGTGGATGTGGCAGAGCGCAAGTACGTCAATAACGTCAACCTGACAAGCCAGGCCCCCATGATCACCGTGCAGGGGCAGAACACCGGCAACACCGAAAAGGATGCCCGAAATCTGGCAGACAACCTGCGGGACCTTCTGTTGGATATGATGAACGCAGGCAGCACCGTCACCGTGCAGTAAGGAGAAAGAGATGTCCCTGTACAAACTGTATTTTTCCAGCGGCGCAACGGTGATCGCTCTGCCCATCAACCCGGAAAAGCTGCCAGAGACCATCTCTGCTGACAACGGAACCTATAACGTGTTGGGCCTTGGCCCTATCATGCAGCCCCGCACGCCGAACCTGCGCACCGTGTCCATTTCGGGTCTGCTGCCCGGTCGGCGGCTGCCGGGCCAGACCGGCATTCATCTGCCCCCGGCGGTGTACATGGCGTTCTTCACCACCGCCATGAAAAAAAAGTCCCCCATTGTCTACACGCCCGTCCGGTTCTATGAGAACGGCGTACCGTTCCTGGGGCCGAGCCTGGGCTTTCGGTGCCTCGTTACCAGCTTCAAGGCAGAGGAGCGCGGCGCGGAGACAGGAGATTTCTATTTTGACCTGAGCCTGACCGAGTACAAAGATTACTCCCCGCAGAGGGCTGTTGTGCAGGGCGCTGGCCAGACCGGAACCTTTTCCCCGGCCAGCATCGTCTCTGACGTGGCCAGCATCGTCTCTGACGTGGCCAGCGTGGCCGCACGGGCTGTTTCGGCAGTCACGGCGGTAAACACTGCAGCAGATGCGGCGGGCTCTGTAAAGCTCTCTCTGACCCCAAGCAGGAGCACCCCCGCAGACAAGCTCGTTGTGGGGGCCAGACGGAAAGCCACCGGAAAAGTCTACGGCACCGGCAGCGGGGAGGAAGTTCTGACCAGCATCCATGGCCAGATCGTTGTGGTGCGGCGCATCATCGACCGCTCCCGGCCCTGCCCCGTCTGCGTGGCAGACACCGGCGGCACTGTGCTGGGCTGGATGCCGGAGAACAGCCTGCAGGAGGTGGAAGGATGACCTATGAGCTTTTGGCCGCTCAGAAAGCCACCGGAAACACCCTGAACCTGACGAACAGCACCACGCAGGTGGTCTGGTCTACCCAGCGCACAGGTCAGCCGGGCAAACTGACCTTTACCTATCTTCGCACCCCGGAATCCGAGCTGGAAGAGGGAGACGTGATCCGCTTTTCTGTGGACGGCCAGCTGCAGTTTTACGGCTGGGTGTTTACCCGTGGCTTTGACCGCTGGGGGCCGGTGGACGTGGTCTGCTATGACCGCATCCGGTATCTCAAGGCCAATGCCAGCTACTCCTTTTACGGCCAGAGCGCCGGGGACATCATCAAGCAGATCGCAGAGGACTTTGAACTGGACGTGGGCGAGCTGGCCGACACCGGCTATAAGCTGCCCTCCCTCATCATGCAGGACAAAAGCTGCATCGACATCATCAACACTGCGTTGCAAAAGACTCTGCTCAACACCGGCAAGGTCTATGTGTTTTACGATTCCGGTGACGGACTGGCCCTCAAGGAGGCCAACGACCTGAAAACCGATATTGTCATCGGTGATTACAGCCTGATGACAAATTACACCTTCGATTCCTCCATCGACACCCAGACCTACAACAGCATCAAGCTGGCCCGGCCCAATCAGAAGACGGGAAAGGCGGATGTTTTCGTGATGAAGGATTCGGAACACATCGGGAAGTGGGGCCTTTTGCAGCTGTACCAGACCGTGGACGAGGCTGCAAACGACGCTCAGGTAAAGGAACAGGCGAAAGTGAGCCTGGAGTATTACAACCGGGTATTGCAGCAGCTCAAGTTCTCTTCTCTGGGCGTGCCGGGCCTGCGGGCCGGGGCGCTGATCCTGGTGAACCTGTCCGATCTGGACGGCGAACCGTTCAAACAGTATGTCATGCTGGAAAAGGTGGAGCACACCTTCAAAAATGACGAGCACACCATGGAACTGGAAGCAAAAGCACTGTAAGGAGGGAGAAACGTGGATTTACTGGCAGTATTGCAGGAAATCTACCGGCAGGCCAACGATGCCGTTCAGCCCACAGACCTTCAGATCGGAACAGTGACAAAGGCCCCGCCGGACGATGATGAATTGGAGATCCAGATCAGTGAAGCAATGGCCCCGCTGAAACAGGCAGTGCTCTATCTGGCGGAGCCTGTCATTGAAAAGAAGATTCCCATCCTGCGCCACCGGCACGAGATCAAGATCCTGCTGCACAAGCACGCAACACCATCCGGCCCCAGCGAGGACGCGTTTACGGCTCCGCCCTACTTCACGGAGTGGTCAGCCCTGCCGGATGGATTTGATGCAGAAGTGCAGGCAGAAAATTTTGTGGGCTGGGAAAACGGCGCTGCGCTGCCTTTGAGCAAGGACAAAAAGTACATCATCCTGAACCCGGCCCTGAAAGCCGGGGACAAAGTGCTGCTCCTCCGTGTTCAGAGCGGCCAGAAGTTCATTGTTCTTTCCCGGGTATACGGAGGTGAATCGTAATGGCTACGCTTCCTACAGGATCGTCCATCGACCTTTCCGGCGGCGTGGAATACGTTTCTCAGCCGGCCAGAACCTGGTTCATTGACCAGACATCTGGCCGCATCGTCGGGGAATGCGATGGGTACGAGGCTGTAAAACAGGCCGTGACCATCATTCTGAACGTGGAACGTTATCGATGGCAGATCTTCCGCTCTTACAGCGGCATGGAGTGGGAGGGGCTGCTGGGGCAAGAACCGGGCTACGTGGCTGCTGAACTGCAGCGCCGCCTGGAAGAGGCTCTGACCGTGGATGACCGGGTGACCGGCGTGAAGGACTTCTCTTACACGGTGCAGGGACAGGCCCTGACAACATCGTTTACTGTCTCCACGATCTACGGCGAAATGCAGGCAAGCACGGAGGTGAACACCGCAGCATGATCGATTTCTCTACCGCACAGTACCGGGCGATTCTGGACTATATGCTGTCTCAGATCCCGGACGACTACGACAAGCGGGACACAAGCCCCATCCCAACGGCTCTTTCTCCCGCCGCCTATGTCTTTGAGGGATTCTTTCTTTCCCTGAACATGGTGCAGCGGCAGGCGTTTTTTCGGACGGCCACTGGCCGCGCGCTGGATCTTCTGGCCCCCATCGCCAGCGTTACCCGCAAGCAGGCCACGGAAGCGGTGCGAAAAGGCGAGTTCAATATTGATATCCCGCTGGGCAGCCGGTTCTCTACCATCAACGGCGCGGACAGCATCAATTTTATTGCGCTGTCCGCTCTGGGTTCCGGGCACACCTACCGCCTTCTGGCCGAAACGCCCGGCACCATCGGCAACGACTACACCGGCCCTATCCTGCCCATCGACACCATTCAGGGCCTGACTTCTGCCCGGATCTCGGATATCCTGACACCCGGAGACGAGACCGAGACCGATGATGAATTTCGCGCCCGCATCGAGGCGGCAATGAACAGCCGCTCCTTTGGCGGCAATGTGGCGCAGTACAAGGAGGAAATCGAGAAGCTGGACGGCGTGGGCGCTGTGCAGGTATACCCTACATGGAGAGGCGGCGGCACGGTGCTCTGCTCCGTTCTGGGTGCGGACTGGCTGCCTGCATCCACCGACCTTGTGCAGACCATTCAGAACGCCATCGACCCGGTGCCGAACTCCGGGCAGGGACTTGGTCTTGCGCCCATCGGTGCAAAGGCAACGATCACGGCCCCGGAGAAGCTGGAAGTTTCGGTCACCGCATCGGTGACGCTCTTGCCCAGCTACTCGCTGGATACAGTTCGCACTGCGGTACGGGAGGCGTTGGAGGCATATCTGCTCAATGTACGGAAAAGCTGGGCGACCAATATCAGCAAGACCGGCATTGAGTATAGCGCCAACGTCTACACGGCCCGCGTATCTGCGGCCATCATCACGGCAGAGGGCGTGGTAAACGTGACAAACGTCCAGCTGAACGGAGCAGCGGACGATTTGATTCTGACAGAAACCGGCGCACAGCAGCAGGTTCCTGTGGTTGGGACGGTGACGCTGCATGAAGCTTGATCTCTCGCACGATCTGCTGCCGCTGCTGCCGCCCATCTACCGGGAAGTGCAGGACTATCAGCAGATCTGCACTGCTGAAAAAGCTGAATTTGACCTGCTGGCCGGTTCCGTGGAAGGGGTCCAAAGCAACTTCTTTTTCCAGACCATGGACGAGGATTCCGTTGCACAGTGGGAAAAAGTGTTTCACATCGTGGCTGTCCCGGAAAAGGAATCTCTGGCGTTCCGCAGGCAGCGTGTAATGACCCGCATTGCGACCCGCCCGCCCTACACACTGGGGTTTCTGTATCAGAAGCTGGATGAGCTGATTGGCACGGGTGAATGGAAGTGCTCCATCACATACCCGCTCTACGAGCTGAGGCTTGCGACGAGCGCAAAGAGCCAGTCGTACTACGACGAGGTGACGCACCTGATCAACCAAATCAAACCCGCTCACATCGTCTTTATTAGTATGCCGTACCTCAAGACCGGGATCCTGATCACAGAGCAGGTCGATGTGCAGAAATATGATTATCAGTATCGCCTGGGCGGCTGGGCCCTTGGGAAAAAGCCTTTTGCCGAGCTCGGAGGATGGACGACCGCAAAGGCTGCTGCATCGCCGACACTGACGCGGACGCTTCTTCTGGACGTGGCCCACAAGGCGGCAGAGCTTGCCACGACGGCACGGCTCAACCGCGCAACGACCGTGAAACCGCTGAAAAGCGTCATTGCATCTGCGACACTGCAGGTGGGTTCTGAAATGTTGATGATCGAGGGTGAGAACCTGAAGCTGGAAGCATCCATTGAACCGGAGGCAGGTTCGACCGTCAACCACTATGAGCTCCTGAACGATGCGGGAGAAACGCTGTACGCATCGGACTGCTATTTCGGAATTACCGAAAAAACGGACGTGGACGTAAATCTATCCATTCTGGAGGGCGCAGACACCGTGCTGGCAAGCGGAAGCCGGTATCACTATCTTCTGGGCAGCTGGCTTTTGGGCAAGGATCCCTTTGCGTCACCGGGACAAAATAATTTTGTCCCGGTGACGGCCGCCGCGCCCGCTTCCGCATCTGTGACCCCGCTGTTCCTGGCAAGCCTAGCCTCGTACCTGGCAGATCACATCAACATGGTGCAGCTGAACGGAGATTATACCGTTCCGAACCTCGCAAAGAGCCTTTCCGGTGCGGCAGTCACGCTGCAGTATGAGCTTCTGCCATCGGAAAAGATCACAAAAGTCTCTTCCATCTCCGCGCAAGATGCGTTCGGATCCGCCCTCACACAGGACGATGTGAGCATCGAAACCACGTCCAGAACAAAGTTCAAACACACCATTATCTTCAAGGAGGGAACATTGCTTTATGGCGGATGATATCCTGAAAAACATTCCTCTTCCCGCTGATCTCCCGGAAAATTGGACATCCGGTCAGATCATCGCCCCGACCGGCGCAGAAGCTGGCCTGGATGACCAGCACGGGTACAACTACCTGATGATGCAGGTCAACAACGCACAGAAGGCAGCAACGGCGCTGAATGGGGGCAAGCTTTCCCTCTCAGGCGGTACGCTGACTGGCTCGCTGATTCTCCCCAGCAGTCTGACCGCTCTTGGCTATGCGAACAATGCGGGAAACCGCAACGCTATGCCGCCCCGTGACCGCAGCCTCGGTGCGCCTACCACGGAGCATTTCGAGATGATCGCAAGTGACAAGTATAATGAGCTGTTCCTCGGCGACTACTGGACGGTGGATGGCGTGGACTGGGTTATCGGCGATTTCAAGTTTTGGTATAACACTGGCGATACGGCTTGCACGAAGCCCCATGTTGTTGCGTTTCCCCGAAACAACCTGTACAACTACCACATGAACGCCACCGATACGACCGCGGGCGGCTATGTTGGCTCTGACCTGTACAAGAACGGCTTGACAAAGGCAAAGCAGATGGTCACTGCTGCGTTTGGCTCCGCGCACATCCTGAACCACCGTGAACATCTGGTCAATGCCGTCACTGACGGTAAACCCACTGGCTCCGACTGGTACGATAGCACAGTTGAGATTATGAACGAGAACATGGTCTACGGATGCAGACAAATCAGCCCCATGCCGGACGGCATAACTAGACCGCAGGATACCTGTCGCAACTACACCATCGACAAGAGCCAACTGTCCATTTTCCGCTACGAGCCGTGGATAATTTGTAACCGTGGCTGGTACTGGTTGCGAGATGTCGTCTCAGCAACCAGTTTCGCGGATGTCTACCGCTTCGGCAATACGGATGCCACCGCTGCTGTCAGCAGCGGTGGCATCCGCCCTGTCGTCGGTATCTGCTGATAAGGTGAAAGGAGGGAAAAAGATGAAAACATACACTATTACCTTTGCCGATGGGACAAAGCTCGAAAACTTGACCCTGAACCCCGGTGCGAATACATTTCACTCTCCCGCAGAGATCACGGAGGACACGTTTGACGGCAAGCTGTCGGAGGTGCATATCTCTGCCAGAGACGGCGATATGACCGGGTGTGCTTACCCGGACACCCTGCACGATGCAGAGCTTGTGCAGATCATGCAGCCTGCTGACACCCCGGACGGCCAGTGGCAGTTTATCTTGCGAGAAATTCCAGAGGACGAAGCCGCTAAAGCCAAGACTGAAAAACGTTTCACTTCGTTGGAATCGGCAAACGACGACCTTGTGCTCATGATGGCTGATTTGATTGGAGGTTAAAACTATGAAGACTTTGAACGCATTAAAACTTCGCATCATGGTGCGGGCATTCCGCATCCGGCTGGCCGCTGGTGAGACCTTTGAGGATATCGCGGCGGATTACCTGGCTCTGACAGCTGACGACCTGGAAGCCATCAAAGAAGCCCTTTGGCAGTAAGGAAGCGTGGAATGAAAACACTTTTTGATTTTATCTCCAAGCTGCTGGCGGCGCTCTCCCACGCTGCCGGTGACAGCGCCGACAAGGAAGAACCTGCCCCCGCACCGGACGTGCCCACTGTGGACACCGTGACCGGATGGGCAGGGGAACCGCCCTACCGGTACATTGACGTGAGCCGGTGGCAGGGAAAAATCAAAATGGAGGGCTGGGCGCAGGTAAAAGTGGCAGGCTACAAAGGCGTGATGCTGCGGGCCGTAGGGAGCCGCAACAGTGTGCCCTACATCGACCCCACCTTCGAGGGCAACTATGCCAACGCAAAAGCGGCAGGGCTGGACGTGGGCGTGTACTACTACACCAACGCCTCCTGCGAGAAGCTGGCAGACCGGGAGCTTGCCGTGCTGCGGAAGGCCCTGGTCGGGAAAGAGATGACCATGCCGGTAGCAGTGGATCTGGAATCGCCGAGTCTTGCCGGGATGCCCTATGGGGACTTATCCAATCTGGCAGCCTATCATCTTGAGCAGATCGAGAAGATGGGGTTCTACGCCCAGCTCTACACCTACACGAGCTACGCCAACGTCCATCTGGACATGGCAAGGCTTGCAGGGCGGTGGGACGTGTGGCTTGCTGACTACACTGGCAAGACCCCGAAGGTGGATTTCAAGTACAGTGCCCACCAGCACACCAGCAAGGGCAGCGTGCCGGGCATCTCCGGCAACGTTGACCTCAACGTGACCACCCTCAACTACCCCCGTATCATCCGCAAGAAGGGCCTGACCCGTCTCCGGGAGGGTGCATGAGCGACGCTATCATCGTAGCACTCATCACTGGCGGCCTGAGCCTGATCGGCGTGCTTATCTCTAACAGCAGGGCCGCTCAAAACATGGACGCAAAGTTAGAAAAACAGCAGGCCATTACTGACACTAAGCTGGACGAGCTGACCCGGGAAGTCCGGACACACAACAATTTCGCCCAGCGCATCCCGGTGCTTGAAGAGCAGATGAAGGTGGCAAACCACCGCATTGCAGACCTTGAAAAAGAGAGAGGAGAGTAATACATGGCAACAATCAATAACATTTTGGGCATCATTCCCGTGCCGGTGGCCCTCGTGCTCATGATGGGCGGCTTCATCTTTTACGCCCTGGGCTGCATTCGGCTGGGCTATGGTGCCGTTGTCAAGGGCACTGTGCTTGACCTGATCGAGCAGGCAGAGCACGAAATTCAGGGAACCAAGAGAGGCGCAGAGCGTAAGGCGTGGGTCGTTAAGATGCTTCGCGCTGCTCTGAGTACCAGCAAATACGGCAGGCTCATCAGCTGGGCCATCACCGATGAAACCATCGGCACCGTGATCCAGTTTTTCTTTGACCGCATGAAAGCGGCGCTGGAAAAGCAGTAAGGAGGATATCATGGCAAGCACTACATACGAGCATTTTGTTGACATCAACAAAATGTACGCCGCACAAGAGCAATTTCGGCACGTCACGAAAATGGTCTGCGATTTTGTTGGCCTTAACAAAATCGACCATTTTGCCGTGCTTGGCAATATGGTGCGCAACGCCGGAGAGTTGCCGCAGCCTTTCTGGCTCGGTGCTGCCTGTGGCGGCGGCTCGTGTAGTGCTGCCCGCTGCGTTGCAAGGCCTTGACCGACAGCAGATGACCGCCGCCATTAAAAGCGCACCGCTTGGGAGGGTAGACCGAAAGATAGCTCTTTTGCGGTACGTTGAGCGGCTCCCGCTGCCGGACATCGCAGCGCAGACGCATTACAGCCGGACGGCGGTAGGCTACCGGCTGAAAAGCATTGCAAAAGTTTTTGAGTAAAGTAAACCCCCGGTGTTCCGTTTGGAGCATCGGGGGCCTTTTTATTTATGCGAGCTGTTCAGCAGGGGCGGGGAGTACCTTGCGTTCCTTCGCTTTCTGCTCGGCCTGTTCCTTCACGGTCAAATAGCCGTGGTCGTACATCTGCTTGTAGATAAAAGCCTGCCCGGTGCGGTTCCAGCGGGTGTTCTCTTTGGTCTCACCGTTGCCAATTTCAACCGGAATACTTACAGTATAACCTTTATCGATATACTTCCGCTTCGGGATCCACTGCCCATTCACTTTGCGCTGGATGCCCCATTCTTCCAGCAGCTTATTGAGCTTGTTGGCCGTCATACCAAAATTGAGCGCAATTTGCGTCATGGTGAGCGTTTCGTCACTCAAAAGCATATTGTGGGCGTACTTGGCGGCGGGCTTGAGCTTGGCGTTTTCCTTTTCGAGCTGTTTGGAGCGTTCCTGTTCCCGGGCAATGATGCCCTGCGCCATCACCAGCGCTTTGGATAGTGCCAGCTCCGGCGGTTCAGGTTCGGGCGTGGTCAGCTTCTTCTCCATCTCGTTAAAGGCTTGGATGTACTTCAATTTCCAGTCAAGCGCTTCATCACCAGTAAAACCAAAGGTGAGCAAGGAGAACCCGTCGCGGTTCATCAAGTACATGGGGTACAGCTTTCCTCGGTTTTCAAACGTGGTTTCGTAAAAAAATGATTTGGTGGCGCAATTTTGCGCCGCCAGATTCTCAATAGCGCGGAGAACATCTTTGTGGTTCTTGCCAAAACGCTCCGCCACTTCCCGGCTGGATACCACGGCCTGTCCGTTCTGGGTGGAAAGAACAATATCACTCATGCGCCCACCGCCTTTTTACCGGCCTTTACACCCTCTGCATAAGCGAAGTTCATAAGTTTGCAGACATCATCGGCGCAGTCTCTCAGCGTTTCATTAAGGTCGGCATCGGTCAAGCCAGACAGCTTCAGGAGAAAATCGCGCGTAAAAGGATAGTTCATTGTAAAATACCTTTACTTTCTCCGTGAAATAATATAAAATAAAGGTACAAGAGGGGCTTTTGCTATGGTTGCTTCTTGTGCTTGGAGTGATTAGCTGTTACGAGCGGCTAACCACTCTTTTTTATATTGCTCAAACAATTTGCGCTGCTGTTCACGGTTCAGCCGTTGAAACTCTTTGAACTTCATGGGCGTCCTCCTTTCCGCCCCTCTTGACCATACGTCTATTATAATACGGTTTACAGCATATGTAAATTGTCACATTGTATAATGTTTACCGCATAATTTTGTTTAATTTTATAGTGTAAACAGTGTTGCAAATGTGCTATAATAGCATCGGGAAGCTTTTCTGAAAGTTGAAAGGAGGGAAAAGCATGACTTCGGAATCTCAAAAAAGAGCAAATGCCAAATGGGACAAGGAGAACATGACGGTGCTGGCCTGCAAGGTGAGGAAGGAAGTTGCTGACAAGTTTAAAGCAGCTTGTGCGGCAGAAAATACGACCTCGAACGCCGTTTTACAGCAGGCAGTGCGGGACTATATCAATGCTCATCCCGTGCCGGAAGAGCCAAAAGCGCCACCGGGAGATGCAGAGACGGAAACCCGGCGGGCTGCACTGCTGGAACAAATCAAGAATCTGTAAAATAGAATAGCTGAAAATTAAGCGCTCATGCGGTGTAATGTCGTGTGGGCGCTTTTTCTTTTTGTCCTTCGTTGTGCGTTCGTTGACTCTCTCGGCGGTTTAAAAAGGTAAACTGGTGCTACAAGATCAAGAAAGGACGGGGAAGCTTTATGGCGTATCCTTTTGGCGGCTGGCAATCGAACCCTTACAGTGGGATGCCACCGATTGGCTTTGGGCAAGGCCAGTATCAGCAGCAAATGGCCCAGCAGGCCGCTCCACAGAGCGGGGGACAAAGCCCCTTCACGATGGTGCCAACCATCGCAGACGTGGACAAGGTTATGGTGCAGCCCGGCGAAACGCGCTGGATCATGGTGCAAAACGAGCCTGTTATGGCTGTCAAAAAAGCAGACACGATGGGCTATGCCTCCGGCGAGTACTACCGCCTGACAAAGATCGACCCGGCGGCGATGCAGACCCCGGCAGAGGCGCAGTATCTGACCTCTGCACAGGCAGATCAGAAGATACAGGCTGCCGTAAAGGCCGAGGTGGAGCGCGTGATGGCGCAGTATCAGACGGCCCCGGCGGCTCCTGCAAGGACCGCACGGGCAAAGGAGGGTTAAGGTATGGCAAATCCCTTGATGCAGTTTCTGGGCGGCACCTCCGGCCCATCCATGCCCAGCCCGATGGGCAATGTGATGCAGCTTCTCCGGCAGTTTCAGCAGTTCCGCTCCGCTTTCCAGGGAGATCCCCAAAAGCAGGTGGAAGAGCTGCGCAAGTCCGGTAAGATGTCAGATGAGCAGTACCACCAGCTGGAAGCGATGGCAAAGCAGATCATACCTTTCATCAAGTAATCGAAAAATCGTGGCCACGATTTGAAATAATTTCACTATTCGCAAGAAAGGAAATCAACTATGGATAACATGTCTTTGAGCGATATCGCTGCCGTGACCCGTGGCAACGATAACGACGGCTGGGGCCAGGGCGGCGCGTGGTGGATCATCATCCTCTTTTTGTTCGTCTTTATGGGCGGCAATGGTCTCTGGGGCAACCGCACCGGCGAGTACGGCCAGTATGCCACCGCGGCAAGCCAGCAGGAAATCCTCTATGGCCAGCAGTTTGGCCAGCTGAACGACCGCCTGACCAACATCGGCAACGGTATCTGTAATCTCGGTTATGAGATGCAGGGCAATATCGGTCAGCTGGGCAAAGAGGTTGCTCTGGCTCAGGCAGGCACCAACACCACCATCCTGCAGACCGGCAACGGCATCCAGGCACAGCTTGCTCAGTGCTGCTGCGACAACCGGCTGGCGACTGCCAACCTGGCAGCCCAGATGGACAAGCAGACCTGCGCGATCAACTCCAACATTGACGCAAAGTTTGCCGAGCTGCAGAAGAACCAGCTTGAGCAGACCATCGCGGCACAGGCCCAGCGGATCAGTCAGCTGGAGCTGGCCTCCCAGATGTACGGCGTTGTGAAGTACCCCAACGGCTACTCCTACAATGCGGGCCCGAGCCCCTTCTGCGGCTGCAATAACGGCTGCGGCAACATCTAACACATACGCCCTTTTGGCGAGGTTCGGCGGGGCGGCAAAGGCTGCTCCGCCTTTTATATAAGGAAGGAGATTTTTATGTCTAAATCTGCTATTTATACCGCCAACACCTCGGCTCAGACCGTGGCGGTAAACGATATTATTCCTGTCGGCACCACTTCCCGGCGGTTTGGCTGCAACATTCGGCAGGACGGCAACACCATCACCCTGTTGGGTCAGGGCTACTACCATGTGACCGTGTCCGCTACACTGGCTCCCACGGCTGCGGGCACTGTGACCCTGACCGGCCAGAAGGACGGCGTGGCTGTCATCGGCGCTACCGCTTCTCAGGCTGTGGCCACTGCGGCTGCACCGACCAATCTGGCATTGACTTTCCTGGTGCGCAATGCGTGCGGCTGCGAAAGCTCTATCCTGAGCTTCCTGCTGACCGGTACTGCTGCCGCGGTGAACAATATGGCTGTGGCCGTGGAAAAACTGTAAGGGGGAGGACCTGGTTATGATGGACGAAGCAAAGTTTGCAGGGTATAAGGACACACTCGTTCATGCTGCAAAGCAAATGGCCGAAGAGTACAGCGATGCGATGAACTACGCAAGCATGGCAATGGACTATAAAACTGTCTGCCCCTACGCTTCTTCTGAGTGGTATAAGCTCTCTGGGGAAGAAATGGAGCACGCTGACGCAAACCGCCGCATTGCACAGAAAATCCTTACCGGCGTTGACAGCGAGGATTCTGCAGCAGGCGTAGAGCTGCATCACATGTGGAGCATGGCGGAAGACCTTGTTTCTGGCCTGTGCGAAGCCGTTACAAAAGAACGCTCCGCATACATGCGTTGAATTTTTGCAACATTTGTTGTAAGATAAGGCGGGCGATTTATCGCTTTTAGAATACGCCATAAGCGAACAACAAGCTAACACTTACTGCAAAAATAGCATAAATACGAAAAATATTATTGATTTGTAATCAGTGGGTTGCAGGTTCAACTCCTGTCACCAGCTCCAAAAAAATGCCGTTCATTCGTGATATTGAATCACATGAACGGCATTTTCTTTTGCGAAAACACGGCAAAAATCGGTAATAATCCGGAATAAACTAACAAACAAGCTAACAAAATCAGTATTTCATCTTTTGCATTTCCTGTAACAAGTATGTCGGGTCGTTGTGGGAAACGTACTTGTTTGCTGTGGTGGAAAAATTTTTGTGGCCGAGGATAGCCTGCACGGCAGTTTTTTCAAGACCGCACTCCACCATCTTGCTGCTGGCCGTGTGGCGAAGGGTGTGCGGGTGCACACCATCGATCTGACACTCCTGCATCAAGGCTCGGAACTTTGTGGCCACGTTTCGCTTGTCCAGCTTCGTTCCGGCCTTGGAAGGTATCAGCCACTCGCACCCGCTGTCCATCATCCAGAAGGCGATGATCTTGTAAATGGGGTCGAGGATGGGGATGATGCGGTTTTTGCCCGCTTCCGTTTTTTCACCGCCCTGCATGTAGTGCTCTTTCAGGTACACGTTCTCGCAGCGCATGGAAAGCAGCTCATCGATGCGCATACCGGTATAGAGAAGCACCATAGCGATCTGGGCCGTCTGGCCGAAGCGCTTGTCGGTCTGGTAGGCGCTGATCCGGGCAATCTCGTCCGCCGTAAGGGTGCGCTCTGCCTTTCCGGCTGCGGCAGGAAGGTGAAGGAGCTGGGCATAGTTCTTGTTTATGATGTCCTGGGCCATTGCCCACTCACATAGCTGGCTGAAAAGGGTGCGCTGCTTCTCACACGAGCTGCGGGAGAGACCGTCTGCAACCATCTGGTCTATGATCTGCTGATAGTCCTCCGCTTTCAGGTCTCGCATTTGTCGGCTGTACAGCGGAGCGGATTTTTTGAAAGCCAGCTCGTATCCATTTATCATGTCCCGGCTGAGACTTGAAAACTTCGGCTGTGCCCGCCATTTTTCGTAGGCATCCGCAAAAGTACACTTCAGGCGTTCTGCCGGGGTGTTCTGGGCATTGTATGCGTCAAGCGCCTGGACGGCTTCTCCGGGCGTTCCGTATGTGCCCAGCACTTCCTTTTTCCCGGTCATGGCTACATAGGGCCTTGCCCGGACCCCTTTCAGCTTGTACACGCTGCCGCTTCCCTTTGGGCGGCGGCGCTTTTTTCTATGCACGGGAGCGGACGTTGCATCCTGCTGCTTTCCGCACCACGGGCAAAATAAAGCCTTGTCCGGGATGTTTACGTGGCATCTGACACACTTCATGCGCTACTCCTTTCTGCGCCCTATATAGCCCAAAGCGCCGTTCTCTGACGCTGCGCGCCCGGATTTGTAATTGATCTTCAAATCCTCCATCGGGGGATGCGGCTCGTCCGGGCACGGGTCAAGCCCTCTGATCTGGGCAAAGCTGTACTGATCGATGATGGTGCCGCACACGCTGACCCGGTTGTTGAGAGGGCAGTGGAGGTTTGCGGCTATTTCAGAGATAACTGCAGGCGGGCTGCTCCCGTGTCGGCCCTTGAGCACGAACAGCAGAAGCCGCCTGGAGAGCGGGGGAAGTGCCTGCACCAGCGTGTGAAGCTCCTTGTCTATGGCCGCGTCTTCCTTCTGGTTGTCTGGCACTGCGTACAGATCCGGGTGCATAACTTCCATAAACACCGTGATGGGGGACACTCCGCAGGCTGCGCACCAATCCATGATCTCGTCACTGTCTGGGCTTGTGTCTCCTTTTTCCCAGCTTTGCACCGTCCGCTCTCCCTTCTGGAGGCGGATCGCAATCTCTCTTTGACTTAGCCCGGCGGATACCCGCGCTTTTGAAAGTGCCTTCCCGATTTGAGCAGCGGTAAAATAACTCATACTTATCACCCCTAAACGCAACGTGTTATAAAAGAAAAATGGCGCAGAAAAACTCTGCGCCATTCGACAAAAATTACACCAATTTCATTTTCCTCTGGCGCATGGTAGAATCTGGTACATAAGATGTAAATATTACCAAAAACAGGAGGAAAATGAAATGAAAAACAGTCAGACGATCAGCATGGACCCCGATATAACCATCATTGACGGAATGCCCGCCAGCGTGCTCACCGGCACGCGGCCCACTCCGAAGCCCTGGGAGGAATGATCTATGGACAAGATGCAGAGCTTTTGTACCCACATCCGCGCCGCCCTGGCGTGCTATGAGGATATGCCGCCCGAGTGTCAGACTCGGGCCCGATTCTATGTGGTCCGCAAGGCGGAAAGCGTCCGGCGCTTGCTGGATGCCGCCAACTGCCCCGGCGGGGAGCTTGCCGGGGAACTGCTGCAGAAGATGCAGCGGCTGGACGACTTCAAGTGAAAATCTAACTATTTTCAGAAAAATCAAATTTATTTTGTGATATCTATTGAATATTACAACTGAAAGATGTATAATGCGTTTGTGGTAGGAAATTAGCTATTAGGGAAAGCCTTAATAGGTTCAAGTCTTCGGTCCCCAATCTCTGCCATCCAAGCCTGATACTTTTCCGAATTGTCTTTCTTATGCTTAAAATAAGTTCTGAAGGTTTTTGGAAATGAAGTGATTCCGAGTTCAGAGTAAAATTCAAATTCTGACATCTCAAAATGGTATGGATCTGTGCAGTCGTAGGTTCCGAGCTGAAAATTTCCATCCCACGAATCAATCAACCCAGTTGAAATAGAATTAAAGACATGAACCTTTGTGTTGTAGTAGATGCTTAACCGAGGAATCTTTTTGAAAAGGCATTTTTCTTTTAGCTGCTTTTCCAGAGACGGGCAATTTAAGTATTCTCCGCGATACGTCTCAAAATCATCTGGAAGAGAAATATCACTGCTCCCAGATATTTGCGTTCCAACATAAAAGGCTCTTAGGTCACTCTTGAACGCTTCCGAGTTATTGCAATCTGAAAAATCGATAGCTTCTGAATTGCGAATATAGCAGAGAACATGGGACGGAATTTCCTTTTCTTCTTTCCAATACTCATAAATTGAGTTTTGAGATGATGATGAGCCGGGAGAAGTAAGGCTGGAGCCAAAAGAAATCGATATTCCATGAGGAATAACACTGTTTCGTTCGTACTCTGCACGGGCATTATATGCACCGAGATAGTCTCTTTCCATTACAAGCGACATTATTTTTCGGTGTGCGGCGTTTCGTCGGTCTCTTTCGGTTTTCTTGAAATCTTTTGATACTGTTTTACCGGAATTTGTTAAAGCATATTTTTCAGGAGTGTCAATGATGTAACCTTCAGAAATGATCTCTTTGACATTTTTGTCGAAAGGATAAAACCGATCTTTTACATCATCATGGAGCCCCCACTTCTTTTCCCGGTCACCAAGGTAATTCACTAGGAAGCTTTTCTCTTGCCATGTCATAATCAAATTTAATTGAAGAATGTTGAGTAGGTGATAATAGACGTTGTGATTTTATTGTTCTCATAATTGATCCAAATGTCATTGATTCCGCAGTTATAAGCGCGATACCATGTTCCGGTGTCGTTTACAGTGGTCTTACCTGTCTTTTTCAGATTGAACATTGTAAGGAACTGATCTTTATACTTATAAGGGAAAACGTCATAAAGTGTGATTCGATGCAGGCGTTCAAATACGAAATCATATGTATTGTTTCCATAGAACAGCGTATGAATGGCTTGACCGTTGCTGTAAGTCCAGTCTTCGGTACTGTCTGGCTCTCCGATCATGCTGATAAGTTCATCTTCTGTCAGGCCGGAACCGTCTTCGTGCTCATATTTTGTGGCATCGAATACAACGTCAACATCGTCTGCAATATTTTTGGCAGAAAGAAAACTAAACGCAAGCCCGAACACAAGAATCGCAACGATAATTGCGCATCCATTTGGTTTTTTCTTCGTTTTTTCGCCGTTGTTGACAATATCATTCTTTTTCCGAGCCATAAAAACACCTCTTAGATTCAAAAATAGGCAGCCAACCGGCTGCCAGAAAACAAATTTTCAATGACCAAAGGAGGAAAAGAAAGTGCGAGAACATAGCACAGAATTGATGAAGTCGGCCCCGGAATGTGTTATACTTGAGAAAATCAAGCTTGCACTTTCTCTTGACATTGACGTTGTCGCGCTGCTGGAAGCTGCGCAGAAAGGATGATTCCTATGACTTCCGAAAAATGGATGCTCGCAACCATCATCATCGATCATCTTCTGATCGGCTACCTACTTCTTAAAACTCGCAATCTGTGACATGACGGTCAAGATTCCGCTGAACCATGCAACGAATGGGGCTGTTTTCTCCATGAACTTCCAGATCGATGAACCGATCTGACGGACGGCTTTCTTTGGGAGTGATCGCTTGTATCGTTTCCACGCTTCTTTGTCCGCCCGGATGAACGGTTCAATCTCTTTGTTCCGAATCTTCATTCTTTCCCCTTCGCTGCCTCAAGTGCAGCGTCAAGCATTTTTTCAAACATAACCCTTTGCGCAGGGTTAAGCTGCTCATACTTATATAGTATGGCTTTAGCGTGCGCATTCAGCTCACTCTCTTCACTGGGAGTGTGCTTTTCTTTTTGCTCCGGTGCTTCACCGGTCAGCTCTTCCACTGTTACACCTAGCGCATCTGCGACCGGTTTAATCATTTTTTCGGGGATATCCCGATTATTCGCAAGCATTTCAGACAGGTAACTCCGGCTTTTTCCTATCTGAGCGCACACAAATGCAAAGCTTATACCCTTGCTTTTAGCGATTTGTTTAGCTCTTTCCACATTTCGCATAGAAAACACCTCGCATTTTTGTGCATCTAAACAAACTATTAGAAAATCGCAGATTCACTATTGAAACCTAATCAATTGTTTAGTATAATACGAAGCACAGGGACAAAACATAACAAAGCCCCTGAATATTTTATCGGGCTTTCGCTGGATTTTATGCACTTGTATCTCGCACTTACATAGTAGCATATTTCCTAGCGATTTTCAAGCCCAGAAAGGAGAAATCGCTAGTGAATCTTTCGAAAATTGACGAATTCAGGAAGCTGCATGGCCTATCAAGAACGGAACTAGAGGTTGCCGCAGGCCTGAGCAATGGAGCACTCGGACGTTGGGAACGTAGCGTCTACGGCCCCAGCATCAAGCAGCTGATGAAGGTGGCCCGATACTTTAAGGTATCCGTGGACAAGCTGCTGGTGGAAGAAGAAGGGGGGAAGACAGCGTGAACAAAAAGCCCAGCCGTAAGCACGACTGGACCACAACGAAGATTTTGGCTGCGACGGTTTGCGTTCAGGTTGTGACACTTATCTTGCAAATCATCAACTTAATCAGGAAATTTACCTGAAAAGTGAAAGAAGCGCGCCGAAGGTTATTTAGAGCATCTGCAAGATTCTGGACATTAACTCGCCCACAGCTTAAAAAAGGAGATGAACAACACCTGTGCTTTCGTTAATACTTATTTTGGCTATCTGGGTTGCAGTGGTTCTCTGCAATCTGATCGCACGGAAAGTGGCTTCGGAGATTTCCGGTTGGTATCTTCCGTACACTATCGTGATTGGAGTTCTTACAACGGGATTTCTTCTTTTGACTGCAATCTTGTAATGATTTTATTGAGAAGCTGCACTTTTTCATCCAGTTTATCACCAAAGGATGTTTCGTAGCTTATCAGTTTATCCATTGCAAGAATATCTTTCTGGATTTCTTTTGGGACGTAGTAAGCAGCCAGCGCCGAATGAGAGCCATATTCCTGCAGGTTTTCTACTGTGGGCGACTGAATAGCCGCACCAGCCGCACGGATGTAACCCTCGTAGATTTCACGCTCACGTTTTATGCGTTCCTCGTGCTCCTGATGCTCATAGTCCATCCGCTTCATTTTTTGTTGATGCCAGTTATTACAAAGCGCGGTCAGCATTGGAGACAGCAAAGCACAGAACGAAACGATCATTGCTACCAACCCAGACCAGTCCGAAACAGACATCCCAGCATTTTGTTCCATTTTAACACCTCCCTTCCGACCGATTATACCACGGGAAGGGAGACCCCAACAAGGAGGTTTACATGACAGACATCATCTTATCCACCCAGAACGGCGAGCCGGTGGCATCCAGTCGCCAGATCGCTGAGAATTTTGGCAAGCGTCACAACGATGTGATGGAAGCGATTCGCAATGTTTTAGCTACGGAAAAATCCGTAACTAAATTTTTCCACGAATCATCGTTTGAGTATCGCGGCCAGACCTACCCCATGTACCTGATGAACCGGGACGGGTTCAGCCTGCTGGTGATGGGCTTTACCGGCAAGGCGGCGCTGGAGTGGAAGCTGAAGTACATCCAGGCGTTCAACGAGATGGAAAAGAAGCTGGCCACTCCGCAGATGCCCAAGCTCAGCAAGGAGCTGCAGGCGCTGTTCCTGCTGGACGACCGCACCCAGAGGCAGAAGCAGCGGATCACGGCGCTGGAAAACAACATGGTCGTGGACTATGACCAGCAGCTTTCCCTCAAGAATGCCGTGAACCACGTTGTTGTGGAAGCTCTGGGCGGCAAGAACGCCCCGGCATACGGCGATTCCCATGTACGGGGCATGGTTTACTGCGAGATCAACAAGGACATTCAGATGTGGTTCCGGGTCAGCAGCAGAAACAACATTCCCCGCAAGCGCTTTGACGAGGCGGTGGAGTACATCCAGCGCTGGAAGCCCAGCACCAACACCGTGATGCTGATCCAGCAGTCCAACGGCCAGACCAGCATGTTCTAAGGAAGGAGATGGGGTGTGCAAAATGACAAAGACCGGCTTTCGCAAGGCGCTCGCACAGGCAGACTGTTACAAGCCGTTCTGCTACACCGAGAAAAGCCAAAGCGGGCATGAGTACAAGTACTGCTTTATGAAAAGCAGAGAGGGCTACACCCTGCGCAACGAGACCACGGGCAATACCGTATTTTGTGGCTACAACCGCAAATTGGCAGAAGAAATCATGGTTTACTAAAACCAATTTGTTTTGAAAGGAAGGAGACAGCGGCATGAGCGAAAGGATCACAATGAAAGGCGTTGCAGAGTGCTGCGAGATGTTCCGGGCAAACCTCGTTCCGATGAGCCCGAGCAAGTTCTGGAATAATGTTGCACACGGCGAGTATGACGGGTGGGTGGTCCCCCGGGAAGATACCAAACGGCGGCAGGCTACAATCTACATCGACGGTTTTATCGATTATATGCACCGGCACGGACGCAAGATCGTCCGCCCGTATGAGAACTACAAGGAGGAAATGGAAGTATGAATATCAGTCCGAACGCTCAGTTAAAAATCCAGTTGGGGAAGGATGGAAACCCCGAGATTTATGCCTGCGGTACAGAGATGGAACAGAGAGCCCTTTGCGCCGCTCTGATTGCCGGGATTTGCATAGATCAAAGAAATCCGGAAACATTGCTCAGCATATTGAATACTGCCACAGACATCATGGACAGAATGGAGGAATCACCCAATGAAGATTAAATCCTGCGTCTGGTACTGGCTGGCTGCTGCCAGCGGTGCCGCAAGTCTGCTGTACGGCATGGGCATCGAGGGCAGCGCACAGACGGGCAGCACCATCTCCGACGGCCAGTTCGCCACGGCTTTGTGCCTGGTGCTGGCAGCGGTGATGTTCCTGCGGCTGGGCTTTGCCGCCCAGGATCGTGAGCAGAACGCCCGCCGTTATGGCCGCGTTGACCGCACCCACGCCCGCACCGAGGAGCCGGAGTACCGGCAGAACCGGAGGGGCGCATGAGCATGACTGTATATGCTTACGCCTACCGTAAGAGCCCTCGGGGCTGCGATGTCAGACAGTTCACAGACCCGCTCACGCCGGACGAATACCCCGGGGAGCCCGCCAGCGTTAAGGCCCAGCACTGGGCAGATGAGAACATCCTACATTACGAGATGATCCAGGTGCGGGACGCTCTGGGGAACCTGCTGTACGCAAGATAATGCGTTTTGGATTACATAAACCACAAGATATAGGAGAAATCGGCATGAAAACCAAAATTTTGAAAGTCAAGATCACCTTCCTGGAGCCGGTGCTGGGCACTTGGCCCTCCAACCAGAACGTTGCCCGGGACTTCATTGCCAGCAAGAGCCCGGATGCAGCCACGATCGAGGACGAGGTTGCCGCTCTGGGCGCGGATGCCGTGGCAGACAAGGGCATGACCGTCTTTCCCCGCAACGAGAACGGAGAGCCGGTGCTCTACGACTACCAGATCAAGGGATTCTTTAAGGATTCCTGCGGTATGCTGGCCCGCGTGGGCGGCAAGACCGAAACAGGCAAGAAGCGGGCCGTCAACGAGAGCGGCAAGCTCTCCGCCTACAAGAAGGTCATCGACGGCCTGATCTTCCCGCAGCCCCGCATGATCCCCATCAAGGTCAACGGCAAGATCGGCGACTGCCAGCGCCCCCTGCGTGCCCAGACGGCCCAGGGTGAGCGTGTGAGCCTGGCTAACTCCGAGGAGATCCCGGCAGGCAGCACCTGCGAGTTTGAGATCCTTCTCATGGACGAATCGCTCGAGAATGCGGTTCTGGAGTGGCTGGACTACGGCGTTCTGCGCGGCATCGGCCAGTGGAGAAACAGCGGAAAGGGCCGCTTCACCTTTGACATCATCGACTGAGCAACGGCATTGCATGGATAGGATTTGATCTGCTACGGCAATGATATGATTTGCAAAGGCGCTGAATAGCCTGTAACAGCTTTGCGAAGGCGCGGATATGTGCGCATAACTCGGCAACGGCATTGTGCTGACAAGTTTGCTCAGCAGGGGCACAGGTAGTCACTGCAGTGCAGCGCGGGGCAAAGGCAAGGCTCAGCTGGAAAGCGCAGCGCAACGGCGTAGATAGGCGCGTAGATCGCTTGGATCAGACTTGCCTCGATAAGCAAAGCAAAGGCAATGCAGGGCCTCGTGTCGAAAAGCGAAGGCAAGGCTGGGCGTGGTGTGGGCGGCAAGGCATCGCAAGGGCGTAGAGCAGATACGCGCCGCTCTGCTATGCATTGCAAAGGCATAGCACTTCATGGCTACGGCGATGCGGGGCAAAGAAAAGCTCAGCGATGGCAAAGAAACGCTGAGTTACGAAATGTTTTGCGACGGCTGTGCGGTGCTGCGTGAAGAAGGGCAAGGGCTTGGAAAAGCGGAGTGGAGCGAAGCTTTGCTATGGCATGGATAAGCCAGGCTGACCTTTGCAATGCAAAGGCAAAGAAACGCAAGTAGAGGCGGCGAAGCGCGTAGCAAAGGCAAAGCAAAGTATTCTTGAACGAAAGGAGATTTTACAGTGAGTAAAACAGAGCTGCTGTTCCGGGCCGTGGAAGCACTTTCCACCCCGGCGGCAAAGGCGGTGGCCCGTGGGCTGACCTTATGGATCGGATTCAACGTGCTTGTCGTGGTCTTTCTGGTCTGGCGGGCATGGAAAAACGGGAGGTGGCGCAAATGAGCACGGTTCAGATCTATGGGGCAGATATGTCCTTCCTGAACGAGATCCCTTTCCGGTGTGTGCAGGACGCAGAACAGTATGCGGATCAGCTCAAAAAGACTGACCCGGCGCTCACGTACCTTGTCATGGACGATTCCGGGCAGCAGGTATCTATGAGGTGATCCTTATGCAGTGTGATGAAAAAAAGAGATCTGCCTGAACTATGCGGCCAATATTCCGGAATGGAAGCTGGCGCTGATTCTGGACGCTCTGGCAAAGCTGGGCGATGCATCCCGGTGCTGCGGCATGGTTCAGAAGGCAGTTGCCGGTGGGCAGTCGTATATGAGACTTCACCCGGACAGGGAATACACAGGAGAGGATCAGGCTGATTATGTGCACATCTGCCAGGAAGCGGCCAGAGCATTGGGCTGCGCAGTCTATGCGGTGGAGATCGTGCTGTCACAGTCAGAGTGCTTCGGATTGATCAAGGACCTGGCATACGGTGCAGAGACAGCATACAACAGCGCCTATGCTGAACTGGAGAGCATGTGCCGGAAGCACGGATGCAGAGAGGTGGAGTACAAACATGGACAAAATGACCATTTATGAAAGCGCCCGTGGCGTGCCCGATGAAGCGCGGAAGTCGATCGGCGGCGGCCGCCTGCAGGGTATGACGGACATCAATCCCATGTGGAGGGTCAAGAAGCTGACGGAACTTTTCGGTCCCGCTGGCATTGGCTGGCGGTTCGATCCGCCCATCTTTGAGGAAAAGCCCGGAGTAAACGGAGAGATCATGGTGCACTGCTGCACCAATCTTTACATTCGGCAGCTCGATGAGAGCGGGGAAAAGAACGAATGGAGCGCCCCGATTCCCGGCGTGGGCGGCTCGATGCTGATCTCCACAGAAAAAGGCGGCAAGCGCACGGATGACGATGCCTATAAAAAAGCCTACACGGACGCGCAGAGCGTGGCCTGCAAGGCCCTGGGCATTGGCGCGGATGTTTACTGGGAGAAAGATCCGACCAAGTACGACAGGCCCACAGCACCGCCCCCGGCAAAGCCCACCTGCGCCAGCTGCGGGAAGCCCGTGGAAGGGTTTACTTACAAGGGCGAAAAGGTCACTGCTCAGCAGGCAGCTGACCGGAGTAAGAAAAAATACGGGCGTATCCTGTGCATGGAATGCGCCAAAAAGCAGCCGAAAGAAGATGGAGGATTGACGCATGCTTAACATCGTGGCATTGAATGGCCGCCTGACCCATACCCCGGAGCTGAAGACCACCCAGAACGGCACCAGCGTGTGCAGCTTCAGCATTGCGGTTGACCGTACATACACCCCGAAGGGCGAGGAGCGCAAGGCCGATTTCATCGATATCGTTGCCTGGCGGCAGACGGCAGAGTTTATCTGCAAGTACTTCCAGAAGGGCAGCATGATCGCCATTGACGGCAGCATCCAGACCCGCTCGTATCAGGACAAGCAGGGCAGCAACCGCACGAAAGTGGAGGTTCTGGCAAACAACGTCAGCTTCTGCGGTCCAAAGGCGGCAGACAAGCCCGCTGTGTGCGATTTCGATCAGCAGACGGAAAGTTATACTTCCGAAGCAAAAACCTCTTACAGCGCCCCGCAGGCGGCGCAGAACTTCTCGCAGGGTTCCGCGGATGATTTCGCAGAGATCACAGACGACGGCGATCTCCCGTTCTGACCTCCCAGCTGTGCTATCTGGCTATACGGGCGTGTAAGGAAGGAGGTGCACCGTGGACGATGAAATCAGGCCGAAAGCGTTGATGATTCCATTCGACAAATTTGTGATTTTGGATATTCTTCCACCTGAGCAGTACAAAAATACCATCACCAAGATGCGGCGGTATGTGGAGCACGGAGAGGAACCGGATGGACTGGAACCTCTGGAACAGATGGCTTTTGAAGCACTTCGACCGTTCATGGATGAGAATATTAAAACGTATCAACGTTCCGTTTTGTCTCATAGAGAATCCGGCAGTAAAGGCGGCAGACCCAAGAAAACCGAGAAAAACCAAATGGTTATTTCAGAAAACCGAGAGAAACCAAATGGTTTTCCGGAGAAACCGGAAGAAACCAAATGCACACCAAAGTACAAAGGTCAAAGTACAAAGTACAAAGTACAGTCGTCGTCTACTATCGTAGACTCCGACACGCGCGCGGATGCGCGAGACGACTTGACGACGACCATTGTTTTTGAAGAATTCCGGGGCCGTATCGGAAAGCTGAGCGAAACAGGCAAGAAAGAGCTGCCCGTTTACGTTGAGCGCCTTGGTGCTGACCTTGTGACAGAGATCATCCGCAAGTGCGAGGATCTGGGCGGCCACAGCTGGGCCTATGTACGCAAGGCACTGGCGGAAGCCGCCCGGCAGGGCTGCACGTCTGTGGAAGAGTACCGCAAGACAAACCCCATCGGGGCGGGGCGTGACAAACTGGTCACGCGCCCCCCAGAAGATGCAGCAAAAGCCCCCGATTTCCTCAAAAACGCTGCAAATCGCAGGCCTTTGCGCAAGAAAGGAGAGGCGAAGAGTGCCTAAATATCACGTTGTTGTGCTGTGCAGCGGCCCGGTAGGAGACGCGGCCCTGACCTACCGTCTGACCGCCAGCAGCCCGCAGGCCGCAGAATTTCACGCCTGCCAGATGGCGGGCGACCACTACCCGGAGTACCGGGACATCCATGTCAAGAGAACGGAGGTTTTGACACATGGCTGAGAAAAAGAAGATTGTCCGGCTGGCTGATGTTGGCGAGCTGGAAAACATCTTGAAAAAAGACCTTGCAGAGGAAGAAGCGAAAGGAAAAGATGCTGACACCCTGTTCTGTGAAGATGTTGCAGGTGAGCTGACGGATCTCGAAAGCCTCCCCACTATTGACCCCGAAAGCCTGCGGCCTGTGTCTGAGTGGGAGCTGAACCCTCACCGATTTAGCTGCGAGCACTTCCGCTGCAAGTTGTGTCATCACATTTCCTGCCTTACGGATGCTTTTTGCGGCGGGTGCGGAGCTAAGATGAAAAATGCGGGCACAAAAGCTGAGGATTTGCCGTTACCGATAGATGAGTACGAGTACAAGAAGGGGGAAACGGACAATGTGTGGACCGAAGTGCAATTATGATGAGAAACGCCTGATTGATGCAAATGCTTTGCACAAGCGCATTGAAATGAACCTTCGTGCCAGCAATCCGTTCACTATTGAAGAATGCTGCTATAAGTATGCCCTGAACAGTGTGGACGAGGCTCCCACCATTAACCCGGAAACCCTGCGGCCCGTATGGAGAGACCCAGAAACCGACCCGCCGGAGGTCGAAACCGAAGTGCTGATTCTGTACTGCAATTCGATTAGCAGCTATGGGATTACAACGGCACACTATGAGAACGGTAATGTCTTGTCCCAAAATAGCGCTTTTTACTGGGAAGATCTTTGGGATTGGGGCCTTTACGACGAAGAACAGGACGATTATCGTATCCCGGAAGGCTGGTGGGAGTATCGGCACTTTAATCCGGACGAAGTTTTTAACAACAGGGTTGATTATCCGGTTGTGGGCTGGATGCCCTTGCCTCCGAAGGAGGTTGATCAAAATGGCTGAGAAACGCCTGATCTATGCGGAGGATGTGATTCAGCATCTTGAAAAATGGATTATCGAGGCTGAGAAATGTGAGGCGGCCTCGACATACATTGTGGCAGCCACGCTGAAGCACGTGTTAAAACTCGTCAATTTGGCACCTACCGCACACCCTGCATGCACCTGCCAGAAATGGCACCCGGCCAGTGAGATCCCGCTGCTGCACCACGAGGTGGACGAGAATAAATGCGAGGGCACTATTGAGTGCGACGTGAGCGAACAGATTCTCTTGTACACGGAAGAGGAGGGCTACAAGGTCGGTGTCTACATGAAGGACTGCTACGGCTTTGACGGCTGGTTGAACCCTGACTATGGCGGCACCATCCATCATGTGGTGGAGTGGCAGTATCCGCAGAAACCATCAAGGGAGAGAGGCTGAACATTCGTGAAGCTGTCAAAACGGAGGAAGAGCATGAAACCGAAAACTAAATCAGAGCTGATGGCCGAGTGGGACAGCCAGCCCGGCCGGCTCAAGAAAGAGCGGGAGGTCAAGGCTGTCCGCAAGGCGATGGACGATGCCCGCGCCGTGATGCAGGACGGTCTGACCCGGTACGTCAAGAAAAAGACCAAAGCCCGCAGCATGGCAAAGGCTGAAGCTAACCCCTTTGCTGAGCTGGAAGGCTGGGAAAGCATGGAGCAGATCCAGGATGCCTACGGCTATGGCGAGATCACTGCCGACAGGCGGGATAAACTCACCGACCTGTGGGAAGCCCGGGAAGCGGCCCAGAAGCAGGAAGAACAGCAGCGCGGAAGGAAGACGCTGCATATGCTGGCCGAAAAAACGATAAAAGAAACTGCGCCGTGGGAACTGGCGTGGGAAGATGTACAGTTTGGGCTTGAATATTACAAACAACCTCTTCCCGGCGGGGCAATGTTTTGGAAACGAATAGATCAAAACCGCCAACATGCCGGAATCATGAATTACGACGATTACGCAATCATTTTGCAGGACGGAAAATTTTTTACTTGCGGATGGATTCCGAAAATCAGCGTGATAGCTGAACTTGTAAGATATTTTGTTTTGAAATAATGGGGTGGACGGACGATGAGAGTGCTTGTTGCTTGCGAAGAATCGCAGGAAGTTTGCAAGGCCTTTCGTGCGAGAGGTCACGAAGCCTACTCCTGCGATATTCAGGATCCATCCGGCGGACACCCTGAGTGGCATATTCTGGGAGATGCTTTGAAGGCTCTTGAAGGGGGGCGAATCGTGACAATGGACGGCGTAGAGCATGATGTAGGAAAGTGGGACTTGCTCATTGCACACCCGCCTTGCACATATCTGAGCAACGCCGGAGCAAGGCATCTCTGGAAGGGACACCAGCTTCAGGCTGATCGCGTGATGCTCGGAATTCAGGGCCGCGATTTGTTCATGCGGTTTTGGTGGGCAGACGTCCCGAAAATTTGCGTAGAGAATCCTATACCGAGCAGAGTTTTTTGTTTGCCGCCATATACACAGGCCATACAGCCGTATGAGTATGGACACCCCTACAGCAAGAAAACATGCCTTTGGCTGAAGGGACTTCCGACTTTGCTTCCGACCGATATCGTGGAGCCTGAGGCTACATGGTGCCCGTCCGGCTCATATGCACACAAGCACGATGAACGCAGCAAGGGCATGTTTACCGCTAACCGTGCAAAAAATCGAGCAAAAACGTTTCCCGGCATTGCAAAAGCAATGTCAGAACAATGGGGGTGATTGTATGACACAGAAACAGTTTATCAAGCAGCTGATGGGCCGCGGCGTTTCGTATTCGGATGCCTGCGGGCTGGTGGCCTACATGAAAGAGCTTCGCCAGCTGATCGAGAAGCATGAGGACGTTGTGATGCTGGCGGATGCAAACACAATGCAGTTCGTCCCGGCAAAGGTTTACTCCTACGAGGAAACCTTCCAACGGATGCAGGAAGGGAGAGATATCTTTTGCTGAATGTGCTTTATATCCCGACAGATAAAGAAGCTGTGGAAGCGGCCCTTGTCCTGCAAAGATATTGCGAGGCAAAATCTGAAAATGGGTGTAAGGATTGCATCCACAACCTCGGAAGCCATGAAAGTTGTGGTCTTTCTAACGAACTTCCGTATGATTATATTATACCAGATAGAATTGTAAAAGAAACAGAAGCAAAGCTGAGTGGAAACGAGCTACTGGGAGGCGATGACGATTGCCACCTGATCCTTTACGGCGACCCTCGCACAAAGAAAAACTCCGCCCGCATCCTTAAGGCCCACGCAAACCGACGCATTGTGGCCCCCAGCGAGGCGTTCATGCAGTATCAGGAAAAGTGCCTGTGGCAGATCAAGCGGCCTTACAACCCCATCACAGCCCGCGTGAACGTGCGGTGTGTGTACTACATGGCCACCCGGCGCAAGGTTGACCTTGCAAATCTCATCGAGGCTACAACTGACATTCTGGTGAAGGCCAAGGTGCTGGCGGACGATAACAGCCAGATCGTGGCCGCTCACGATGGCAGCCGGGTGGATTACGACAAGAAAAACCCCAGAGCAGAAATCTGGATCGAGGAAATGGAGGACGAAAATGGATAAGAAAGAAAAAACTGTACGTTTGGTCGATGTCAGCGAGCTGGAAGCTGACCTCAAAAAAGAACTCGCCAAAGAAGATGCCAAGGGCAAGGGTGCCGATATCCTGTTCTGTGAAAGCATCGAAGATGAACTATCAGACCTCGAAAACCTTCCCACCATCGACCCGAAGTCTCTGCGGCCTGTGGCGCACTGGGAAGAAATTCATGGCTCCTGTGTGAGCAGCGCTGGGAAGAGCGGATCGTGGTGCGTACCTGCAACACGCTGTACGAACCCGAAATGCGGAGAGGTCAATCCGTGCGGCCTCAAAACGCCGTTTTGTCCGATGTGCGGATTCAGAATGGAGGACGTGCCGTATGACGATGATTGACCGCATTCAGTCATGGACACCTGACACCAACGAGCCGGAAACGCCGGATTACCGTGCCGTCAAAGCATGGTTTCAGCAGTGCAGAGATCTGGCGGAACAGGTCGAGGCCCAAAAACAGAAGATCCAGCGCATCCGGGACACTGCAGAAAAGTGCACCCAGAGCATGAGCGGGATGCCCGCGGGCGGTGGAGCCGGTGACAAGGTGGGCTTTGCCGTGGAGAGAATCGACACAGAAGAGCGGAACCTCAAGCAGATGGAGCTGGATCTCTGTGAGCTGCGCACCGAGGCTGCCCGGCGGGCCTACTGCCTGAGTGGGTCTGCACGTGCTCGTAAACAAGCTGACTGCATCTATGATTATTACGTCCAGAACCTGTGCCAACGCAAAATCGCGGAGAGCGTGAGTTTTAAAAACGTCAATGCCGTTTCCGTCTATATCCGGGAGGGGATGGAGGCACTTGCTGAAATTTGGGAAAATATCCAAACTGACCAATAAAACGCACATTATTTTGGCACTTGTTTTGTGCCGTTTGAATCGACATTTGTGCTAACTTCCTGTATCATGGCATAAGCGGAACCGCGCAAAGCGGTGCGCCGCTTCTCAGCAGCTTCCAAAGCGCGGCCCCATACGGATTCTCCTTTCGTTCATGCCGCTTAACGCTTTTTCGCTTTGACACCGTGCTTTGCGGGCTGCTTCTATGCGATGTAACATTTGGGTGCCCCACCGACCCGGGAGATGGGACGCGGTTCGACTCCGCGACATCGCACCGAACGCCGCAAAGTCTGTAACGCGGCATGTCTGACGCATGGAGTGATTCACCACCGGTGTGCGGGTGGGTGTGGAATTCCTGAAATCTTGCCCACGCCCTGAAACCTCCGCCCGTGAACAGCAGCACCGGAAATCCGAGCGGGCCAGCATGCCCCGCAGGATGTGCGTCAACTCAAGCAGCCCCGGCGGCGAACCGCGGGCTGTTTTTATTTGCTATATGGCCGCCTGAGCGCAATGTGGAGCGCGGTGCGTGTGTGTAGACACGGCTGGTTCGATTCCAAGGGCGGCTTTTTATACTCCGGCAGCTCAAGTGGTAGAGCAGCGGTCTCCAAAACCGCAGGTTGCAGGTTCGAGCCCTGCCTGGAGTGCCAGACTTTGCATGACCGGGGGACGGCATGCAGAGAGTAGCGGGGCATCCGGCCGCGAAAGTCCCAGATGCAGCGGCAACGTCTTACTGTCCGGTAAAAGCAGATAACGGCGTTGCTGCTTATATGCCGTCATAGCTCAACTGGGAGAGCGCCGCCCATTTAAGGCGGGACAACGCTGGTGACACCACGGGAACATCGCTGCACAGCCAACCACTGCGCACATCCATTCCGTGGGTGCTGGTTCAAATCCAGCTGGCGGCTACCGTGATTTTTAGCTTGAAATAGCTTGAGGTTTAGCTTGAGCAGTTTCGGGCTTTTTTGTTTTATTGGGAGGTGAGCGCATGGCGTTCGGCGAATCGTACGAGGAGTTTGTTGAAAAGTTCAAGCCGAAAAAGACCACGGACGACTGCTATACACCGCCCGGCGTGTATGCGGTCATACGGGACTGGGCTTGCAAAGAGTACGGCATTGACCCGGCCAAAATCGTGAGGCCATTCTACCCCGGCGGAGATTATGAGCACTACGACTACCCGGAAGGTGCTGTGGTGTTGGATAACCCGCCGTTTTCCATTCTGTCTAAAATCTGCACGTTTTACCTCGATCGTGGCATTCCGTTCTTCCTGTTCGCTCCATCTTTGACAGCGTTTTCTGGAAGGGCAAATAATATGCGGATGAACCATATCGTTTGCGACTGTAGTATCGAGTACGAAAACGGCGCAATTGTCAGAACAAGTTTTGTGACAAGCTACGGCGGGGACATCATAGCGCAGACCGAGCCTCGCCTGACGAAGCTGGTAAACGATGAGGTGAAACGCCTGCGACGCACCAAAACGGTACAGCTGCCAAAGTATACATACCCAGATCATATTGTGACGGCTGCATTGCTTCAACGATACAGCCGTTACGGTGTGAATTTCAAAATTCACAAAAAGGATTGCGCTCCGATTTATGCGCTGGATGCACAACGCTCCACGGGAAAAGCTATTTTTGGCGGTGGCCTTCTGCTGTCTGATTGTGCTGCGGCTGAGAGGGATGCGGCTGAGAGGGATGCGGCTGAGAGGGCTGCGGCTGAGAGGGATGCGGCTGAGAGGGATGCGGCCATAAAATGGGAACTGTCCGCGAGGGAGCGCGCTATTGTAGAGTATTTGAACAGCCATGAAAACTGAATATGACATCAAGAATTTAGGATGGTGGTGGCGGTGGGTGCGCATCGGTTGACAGACAAGCAGAAAAAGAAGATCATTGCGGACTATGTGCAGCTGCAGAACTACACCAAGACCGCCAAGCTCAACGGAGTATCTGACACGACGGTAAAGCGGCTGATTTCAACGGCTCCGTCCGAAATGTTGAAAAAAGTTGAGCAAAAAAAAGAGCAGAACACACTTGAGATGCTGGACTACATGGACAGCAAGAAAGAGCGCGTTCAGGAGATCATAGACGTTTATCTCGGTGTCCTGACCGACCCGGAGAAGCTGGAAGGGGCGACCCTGCAGCAGATCACTACGGCGCTGGGCACGCTCATCGATAAATGGACCAAGATGGATGACATCAAACGGGATAGCACGGCATCGGCCAAGGCCTTCGACTTTCAGACTCTCGCAGACCTTTTGCAGCATCCGGCCCCTGACCGGAACATCAAGGATTTTGAGACATGAACATTCCTGCACCCTTCACGAAAAATCAGACCCGCTTTTTCTTTGACTGCTTCGACCACTGGCTCAATGTGGCCGAGGGCGGCAAGCGCGGCGGGAAAAACGTGCTCATCACGATGGCCTACTGCGCCATCCTCGAAAAGCATCCCAGCCGCATCCATCTGATTGCAGGGGTATCCACCGCGACGGCGCGGCTAAACATTCTGGACTGCGACGGCTTCGGCATGAAGAACTATTTCGAGGGCCGCTGCCGGGAGGGCGTGTACCAGAACCGCGACTGCCTGTATGTGCAGACCGCGACCGGCGAAAAGATCGTGCTGGTCTCCGGCGGCGGCAAGGCCGGGGACGAAAAGCTCATCAAGGGCAACACCTACGGCACCGCCTATATAACCGAGGTGAACGAGTGCAGTGAAGCGTTCATTCAGGAAGTGTTCGACCGAACGCTTTCCAGCCCGAACCGCAAGGTGTTCCACGACCTGAACCCGAAGGCGGAGGGTCACTGGTACTATAAAACCGTTCTGGATTTCCACGAAGAAAAGCAAAAAGCAGACCCTCACTATGGCCTGAACTACGGTCATTTCACCATTGCGGACAATATGAGCATATCGGACGACCAGCTCCGGGCTGTGCTGGCGACGTATGACCGGAAAAGCATCTGGTATGCCCGCGATATCTTGGGCCAGCGCAAGGCCGCCGAGGGACTGATCTACGATATGTTCGACCCAAAGGCTAATGTCTACACTGTGCCGCCGGTGGCGATGCGGGCGGTTTCGACCCGAACGATTGCGGTAGACTACGGAACCTTGAACGCATGTATTTTCGCAGACACGTATGACGACGGCGAGGTCGTCCGTGTTGACCGGGAATACCGCTGGGATGGCCGCAGGGAGCGCCGCCAGAAGACCGATGAAGAATATGCCGACGACTTCATGGAGTTTATGGGGAAAGACCCCTGCGCCGCCTATGTGGACCCATCGGCGGCTTCTTTCATTGCGGCGCTGCGGCAGCGCGGTGTCTATGTGATGGAAGCCAACAACGACGTTCTGAACGGCATCCGCCGGTGCAGCACCCTGATCGCCAAGCGCCGCCTTCTGGTGAATGCGTCCTGCGTGGGCATTCTGGAAGAGTTCGGGCTTTACCGCTGGGATGACAAAGCGGCACTGCTGGGAGTAGAAAAGCCAGTGAAAGAAAACGATCACGGCATGGATGCCATCCGCTATTATATCAACTCACTGCCTGATTGGAGGTTTGAACGTGTCCAGACGTAACAAAAACCGCCCCGCCGGGGGCACAGAGAAACCGATGACGGCCACGCTGGACGCATTTTCCAACCCGCTGTTCTCGCTGGGGTACGGCTCCCAAAGCCCGCTGGAAGCAACGGAATACCCCCTGACCCGGATGACGGACAATTACGCTCTGCTGAACAGCTTGTACCGCAGCAACTGGGTGGTGCAGAACGTTGTGGGCTTGCTCGTGGACGATATGCTGCGAGAGTGGTACGACCTCAAGAGCACCACACCGGAGCAAGGAAAGGCGATCCAGACTGTGGAGCGTTCCACCCGGCTCCGTGACCGTGTGAGCACTGGCTTGAAATGGGGCCGCCTGTACGGCGGTGCCGCCGGTCTCATCCTCATTGACGGGCAGGAGGACCTTTCCCGCCCGCTGGATACAGAAGCCATTCTCCCTGGCAGTTTCCGGGGATTGTACATCCTCGACCGCTGGCAGGGAATCAGCCCGGACGCAGGCCTGACCTTTGAGGGCGGGGAGCTTGTCCCGGAGTATTACAGCATCAACGATGCCGCCGGGCACACTGCCGCCCGTGTCCATCACTCCCGCCTTGTGCGGTTCGTGGGCCGGGAGCTTCCCGATCTGGAACGGCAGGCGGAGCTTTACTGGGGCGAGTCCGAGGTGGAAGCGCTCTATAATGACGTGGTGGCCCACGACAACGTAAGCGCCAACATGGCCGCATTGACCTTCCAGGCGAACATCAACACGATGGAGGTAAAAGGGCTGGAGCAGCTGCTCTCCATGTCCAGCCCGGATGTGCAGCGGCGTTTCTGGAACACCATGCAGGCCCAGAAGGTCCTGCGCTCCAGTTTCGGGATGCAACTGGTGGAGCAAGGAAACAAGATCAGCAACACCCAGTACACCTTTACGGGCCTGTCTGATGTGTACGAGAGCATGTGCCTGAACCTGTGCGGTGCGTCCCACTATCCCATGACCAAGCTGTTTGGCCGTTCCCCGGCGGGCATGAACGCCACTGGCGAAAGCGACCTGAAGAACTACTATGACTACGTGGACACCCTGCGGGAAAGCAAGCTGCGGCCCATTCTGGACAAGCTGCTCCCGGTGGTAGCCCGCAGCGCAGGCATTGAGCAGCTCGACCTTGACGTAACGTTCCCGCCGCTGTGGACACCCACCGCCAGCGAGACGGCGACGATCGCCAAGGAAAAGACCGATGTCATCATTGCGGCATTTCAGGCAGGGCTTCTGGATGCAGATGTGGCAATGCGCGAGCTCAAGAAACTGGAGGACGAGACAGGCCTGTTCGGCTCCCTGACCGACGAATTGATTGCCGCAAAGCAGGGCCAGACCTATCAGGACGTGACCGCCCTGCGCGACCCGCTGGCAGGGCTGATGACAGAAAAGACGCAGGAAGACACCGAGGAGGGCGAATAATACATGCCGACCCTTGCACGTGCATCCCCTGAGCGGGAGCTGCAACGCCTGATCCGGCTTTATCTCAAGGCTGAGACCGATATCATCAACGAGATCGGCCGCCTGCGCAGCCGGGGGCTTGTGGACTATCACGCCGTGGCCGCACTGGAACGGGTGCAGGAAATTCTCCGAAAGCTGGAAACGGATGAATGGGAGTATGTGCCCCGCATGGTCGAGGCGCAGTTTTACGTTCATCACCCGGAGGCCCGGGCGATTCCCGGCGAGACAGCGGAAAAGCACCTGCGCGGCTACACCAACGCCCAGAGCCTTACCAGCACCCAGACGGATATCGTGCAGAAGCTCACGATGAACCTCATGGGCCAGCTGGTGGACGGGAACATGACGGTGCTTTCCGCTCTGCAAAGCGCCCTTCTGGGCCGGACTGAGCCAGACGTTTACCGGCGTATCGGTCTGGAGCAGGTGGCGGCACAGCAGGCTGTGGGAAGGGGCGTGAACCAGAGCGTTCCAGCCTTTGTGGATGCTCTGCGCCGGGATGGCGTGACGGCGTTCACAGACAAGGCGGGACGGAATTGGAGTCTGCACACCTATGCAACGATGGTCTCCCGCACCACGTCTCGGCAGGCCGAAATCCTGTCTGTGGTGACGCAGGACGAGGGGCAGGACTTATATCAGATCAGCTCCCACGGCACAACCTGTGCCCTCTGCGCTCCGTATGAGGGCCGGGTATACAGCAAGAGCGGTAAAGACCCGCACTTCCCTCCGCTTTCGGATGCGTTCGGCAAAGTAGACCAAGCCGGGCCGGATGACCTGACAAACAGCTGGTTGAACATCCACCCGAACTGCCTGCACGCCCTTCGCCCATGGACACCCGCCGGGCGGACGGAGGAAGAGCTGGAACGGATCAGGCGCTTTTCTGACCCCACAACAAATCCTTACAGCCGAGACCCGCGCACTAAGGCACAGATCGAGGCCTACCGCAAAAAGGAGCAGGGTCGCTCCAAATGGCTGCGAGATTACCGCCAGTGGGAAAATTACCGCACGGCTCTGGGAGACAAGGTGCCCAAGACCTTTGAAACCTTCCAGCGGCACAAGCTGGCAGATGACGAAAAATATCACAAATGGATGAACGCATACAGAACCGGAGGTGATGCCGATTGATTGCGTACTATGGAAGCAAACTGAGCCCTCACATGACGGAAACGCCGGAGGGCTTTTTAATTTGCCACGATGTCAAAATCGCCCGTACCGGCACGCAGAACTATCTGGCCCGGGAGATCGGTCTGGACGGGATGCCAGAGCGTGTTCTTCAGGTGACACGAAGCGCCGAGGATGTGTTTGACCCGGCGGCAATTGCCAGTTTTGAGGGCAAAGATGTCACCAACACCCACCCCTCGGAGATGATCGTGCAGGAAAATCAGGCTGCCTACTCCAAAGGCCACGCAGAGAATGTTCGCCGAGTGGGTGATTATCTGGTGGCTGACCTGTACCTGAAAGACCCCACACTGATCTCTGAGGTCAAGAACGGGGCCATGCGGGATGTGTCCTGCGGCTATTACTGCCAGTATGAGGCAGACGGCGCAGGATACCGGCAGACCCATATCAGAGGAAATCACATCGCCATCGTGCCCCGTGGGCGCGCTGGCCGTGATGTCGCAATAAAAGATAGCGCCGCCGAACTTCCGGCGGAGAAAGGCAAGGTAAAACACATGAGCAAGAGCAAGAGTTTGCTGTCTCTGTTCGGTCTGGCGGCAAAGAACGCGGCCCCCGAAGAGCTTGACAGCATGGTGGAGACCGCTGCCGCAGCGCTGGATGCAGCACACGCTGCCGCAGCGCTGGATGCAGCACACGCTGCCGCAGCGCTGGATGCAGCACCCGCCGTTCCGGCGCAGGATGCAGCACCCGCCGTTCCGGCGCAGGATGCAGGCCCCGCTAAAGACAAAGATCCCACTGACATCCAGAACACCGCTGTTCTGGACGCACTGAACAACCTTTCCGGCAAGCTGGATCAGCTGATCGCTGCCAACACCAAAAAGGCAGAGGACAAAGAGCCGGAAGACCTGGACAAGGTGATCGCTGAAATGTCCGGCGAAAAGCCTGGCAAGAAGGAAGAGGACGAGGACGAAAGCGGCTCCACCACTGTTCCTTCCGAGGACGAGTGCGCAAAGCCTGCCGCCAATGACAGCGGCCTGGCTCTGCTGAAAGCCATGCGCCCCATCATCAACGGCATTCAGGACAAGGCCACCCGTGATGCCCTGTCCAAGACCCTGATCGAGCAGGTCAAGGGCACCAGCTCCGTGGATGCTATCGCAAAGGCTGCGCAGGACAGCGCCGCCGCTGCCGCCAGCGCATCCGGTAAGAGCCAGTATGAGCAGGTGTGCCAGGCTTCCCAGCTCGCTTACAACGAACGCAATCCCCACATGAAGAAGGAGGGCTAAAATTATGTCCCTGAATACTCAGATTATCGGCAAGACCATGCCCCACGGCTTTGCTGGCACTTATGCCCGTCAGCCGGATATGATCGTCAACACCCGCCCCGTTGGCGGCACCGAAAGCATTCCTTTTGGCACTGCCCTGAAGTATGACAACGGCAAGGTCATCGTGATGGGCGGCGCAGGCACTACCGCTGCACAGTTCGCAGGCATTGCGGGCAGCGAAGTCAAGAGCGCCCTGGTTTATCCTGACCAGAACGGCGGCAAATACGCCCCCGGCGAGGCCTGCAGCGTGTTCCAGCGCGGCAGCATCAACGTGCTGTGCCAGCGCGGCACCCCGGCTCTGGGCGGTGACGTTTACGTCCGCATTGTCAAGACCGCTGACTATGCCACCGCACTGGTCGGCGGCTTTGAGGCGGAAGCGGACGAAAAGACCGCCGGAAACTCCGTCAAACTCACCAACTGCCAGTGGGGCGGCGCGGCTGATGCCAACGGCGTGGCCGAGCTGGTCATCCTCACCCGTGCAAACGCCTGATAGGAGGGCTTAGACTATGGCAAACTTCCAGAACGTCGGCACCACCAATGCCGGCACCTTTACCGTAAACAACGCCGGTGCTGCGCTGCCCGGCGGCACTCCCACCATGGACGCGGCTGCTATCCAGAGCGGCAATGCGTTCCTCACCAGCGAGCTGGAAAAGCGTGACCCGCTGATCCGCAAGCCCCTCACCAGCGTCACCTATCCCCGTGATATCCCCATCGAGGTAGGCGGCGGCTGGGTGGATTACGTCTCCGCCATGTCCGTGGCCTACGGTATGGCAGGCGGCTCCGGCGCTTCTGCCGTCAACGGCGGCGGTTCCAACGGCATCCCTGTTGTGCAGGCCAGCGTGAGCAAGGGTGCATTCAAAGCCCATGTCTTTGCCGCCGCTCTGCGCGTCATGTTCGTGGATATGCAGCGCGCAAACTTCATTGGCCGCAGCCTTGACCAGATGCTGCAGGACGGCATCCGGCTGGCTTATGACAAGCACATGGATCAGAACACCTACGTGGGTTTCGACGAGTACGCTACCACCGGCCTTGTCAACAATCCCGATGTCACCAAGACCACTGCCGCAGCTTCCGGCACCGGCTCCTCTGCCAAGTGGGCGGACAAGACCCCCAAGCAGATTTTGACGGACATCAACAATGCCATCACTGCCGTGTGGGCTGCCAACGAGTACGACGAGGCAGGCATTCCCAACCACATCCTCATCCCCTACGAACAGTACAGCTACATCACCACCACCATGGTCAGCGACCTGGGCACTGAGACCATCTACGACTTCCTGAAGAAGCACAACGTGGCCGCAAACCACGGCGTGGATCTGGAGATCGTTCCCACCCGCTGGGTCAAGGGCGCTGGTACTTCCGGCGGCGACCGCATGGTGGTGTACGTCAACAACCGCCGCTTTGTCAAGGCGGACGAGCTGGTGCCCCTGTCCCGCGTGATGAGCGCCCCCAACGTCACCAATGTCTGCTACGACACCGCCTATATGGCAAACGCATCCGAGGTGCAGCTCATGTACCAGACCTCCATGCTGTACGTGGACGGCATCTGATCAGGAGGTGGCAGAAATGGCTTTCGTGCTTTCCAAAGCAAACATCATCCTGCCCAGCGCAGACGGCTCTCAGACCTTCCCGCTCCACCGGGAGCAACTGGTCGAAGTGCCAGGCTGGGCGGCAGAGACGGCCTATTTCAAGGCGCTGGTGGCCGATGGTGACATCGTGCCCACGAACCGCAGTGACAAGGCCGTACAGGATGCCGCAGACAAGCCCGTCCGCAAGAAAAAGACTGCGGACTGGGACAAGCCTGCCGAACCGCAGAAAGACTGAGGAGGTTGCCCATGTGCTGGACGATGAAACCGCAGTTTCAGGGCGTTCTTGCGCAGGCCGCAAATCTGGGGCAGAGCGTTGGCAATTACACCGCAGAGCAGTTCAAGGCGGAATACCCGCAGTTCTGTGACGCGGACGGCAATTGTCACCTTCCGGATGCGCTGCTGGAAGAGATCGTGAAAATGGCAAACGTCAGCATTCAGCCTGATAAATGGCTGGACAGCTGGCATTATGCCGTGGGGCTTTATGTGGCCCACTACGTCACTTTGCAGCTGCGCACCTATGCGGAGAACACCGCCACCCCGGCGCAGGCGGCAGCGTCCGGCGCTCTGGTGGGTGTGGTGAAGTCTGCCACGCTGGGCGACAGCTCCGTGACCTACGACACCAGCGCCCTGACCGCAGGAACAGAGGACTGGGGCGATCTGAACGCCACCACCTACGGTCAGATGCTGGCAAACCGTGCCCGCTTTATCGGTGCGGCCGGAACTTTTGTGATGTGAGGTGCACCCATGAACTGGAATGACTGGTATACCGACCTGATGGAGATCAGGCGCACGGAAACCGTGAAGGACGGAAATCTGACCCGCAAGGAACGGAAGGTCATCCGCTCCGGTGTTCCGTGCCGGGTGTACCGCAGCCAGGACAAGGCCCCGACGATGACCCAGACAGCAGCCAATGTCCAGAAAACGGACAAGCTGGCCTGTGATATTGATGTGGATATCAAGCCCTTGGATGAGCTAGTGATCCACAGGGGGGCACGGCTGGGGCACACCGTGCAGGAGACCCGGTATTTTGCCGGGGACCCTGACCTGTACTATGAGCCCTTCGGGGCAGTGCTGCCCGGGCTGGCCCATCAGGAGATCACGCTTCTCAGTCAGGAGCGTGCGAAATGAACCTGCAGGAATACATCAAGAAGCTGGAAGCGGCGCAGGCCGCTTTTCCCGAAATGCTCGCAGACGTTGCCCGCAATGCCACCCTCCGGGCCGTGGAAGCGGCGCAGGATAAGACCCCGCCCACAACGGACAGCCTGAGCGGCACCAATACCCGCACCGGAGAGCTGAAACAGCACTGGGCAACTGACAGCCTCGCCGAGCCCCGGTTGCAGGGTGGAGAGATCGTCACCGAGCTGAACAACAACAAGGAATACGCCTCCTACGTCAACGACGGTCACCGGATGGACAAGCACTTTGTGCCGGGTCTGCACGCAGACCAATATACCGGAATGCTGGAATACGACCCGGGCCTCCGGGGCGAGGTTGGCATGATGGTGGGCACGAAAACGACCTACGTTGAGGGCCTGCACATGTCAGATGCGGGAATTGAAGCCTATAAGCACACCGTGAAAGTAGAGACAGAAAAAGCCGTGAACAAGCTGGGAGAGATGCTGAAATGAACTTTACCATTACAACGCTGGCCCGGTCTCTGGCGGAGTATCTGGCTCCCTTCCTGCCCGGCGTGCAGATGTTGGAAGACCCTGCACAGCAAGGCGTAGAGCCGCCCTGCATGTTTATCCAGCAGAGGGGCAGCGATATCAAGCCTTACCCCGGCGGGCGCTGGCTGCGCACCATCCGGCTCGACCTGACCTATCTGCTGGACTATAACCTCACAGACCTGCGCCAGCAGTACAACAAAGCCGCTGAAGCGCTCGATTTCTGCATGGAAACGTTCCCTTATTCCGATGGAACAGAAGCGGAAAAGCTCCTGCACGCCTACGAGCGCAGCACGGATATCGACGATGACGGCCTGCATTACAAGTTTGAGCTGCGTGTCTTTGTGGAAAAGCCCGTGGACGCAGTGAAAATGCAGACCCAGACCGTAAACCAGAAGGTAGACCAATGAAACAGGACAATACCCAATACAGCCGGGAAGTGCTGCTGAAAGACCCGCGTTTTGCGGGGTATCAGCCGGATTTTCTGGCTGTTGTTTTACACAAACCGTTTTACACCCTCGCAGAGGCTGATGCCGCTGTGAAAGAATTTTGGAAGGAGTGACACCCTATGGCAGCAGGCGGAACCTGGACTGTACAGAACAAGGTGCGGCCCGGCATTTACTTTAAATTTCGCTCCAAGAACCAACAGAATCTGACCGTTGGCGACCGCGGCAAGGTCACGATCTGCGAACCCATGAGCTGGGGCCCCGTTGGCAAGGTGATGGAGATCGCCGCCGGAGATGACCTGACCCCTTATACCGGTTACGACATCACAGACGCACACAATCGCTTTGCATCCATGATCTTCAGCGGCTCCAACCGCACCGCAGCACCCACCAAGCTGCTGCTTTACCGCCCGGCCGCTGCGGACAGCGCAAAGGCCACTGGCACTATCGCCCCGCTGACGGCTACCGCAAAATTCCCCGGCTCCCGAGGCAACGACATCGTTGTGATCGTCACTGCACTGACGGAACCTGCGGGCAGTTTCCAGGTCTCCACGGTCGTTGACGGTGTGGTGAAGGATCAGCAGACTGGCAAGACCGTTGCAGACCTGACCGGCAATGACTGGGCGGATTTCAGCGGCACGGGCACTCTGGCTGCAAATGTCGGCACCCAGCTTTCCGGCGGCAAGGACGGCGAGGTAAACTCTGCCGCATACAGCACCTACCTGACGAATATCGAGCCCTACAACTTCGATTCCATGCTGTACGACGGCGAGGATGCCACCGTAAAGACCGCGATGGAGACCTTTATCAAGCGCGTGAACACCGAAGTGGGCCGCTTCTCTCAGCTGGTGGAAGCCAATGCCACCAACCCTGACACCCGCTTTATCGTCAACGTCTGCAGCGGTCTGGTGATGAACGATGGTACTACCCTGACCCCGAAGGAAGCCGTCTGGTGGGTCGGCGGTGCGCTTTCCGGCGCGACCTACGCCAACGACCTGACGAATGCCGCCGTTCCCAACGCGGTGGACGTTTCCCCCAAGATGACCCACAACCAGTATGTGGATGCCATCAATGCGGGCAAGTTCGTGTTCAACGCCGATGACGGCACTGTCCGGGTGGAGTATGACATCAACTCTCTGGTCACCTATACCAGCGAGATCGGCGAGGTGTACCGCTACAACCGTACCATGCGGCTGTGCAACACCATTGCCAACGATCTGTACAAGCAGTTCGCCCAGAGCTATGTGGGCATTGTGGACAACACC